CAGCAAGATCGTCGGAAACCATCAAGATCGGCTTTTGTGAATTCAATATGTTTTTTGACCAAGTGACTATGTCATTTAGCAATTCACTTTGACGATTTGGCGGGACAACACTCGTCACAGTAACGGAATCAACACCGTGACAATTTTTAGGGAAAGAACCACAAATGAAACTATCGACATCTCCTTTCACATCGCCAATCGGGAGATGATTTTCTGCCCTGTAGTTCTCGACTACTTCATACAAATTCTTCAAGCTATAAGCAGAAAGTTTTGCATCACCGTCTACAAAGTGCCACCCGCCGGGCGGAACAAGACCATCGATAACTTTTGCCATTTTTTGAAGATTTAGCCTCGAAAAATTGTTTTACAAGTGATTTTTTTAATTTTTTTCCAGATTATTCACTAAAATCTACGAATTCCATCTTTTCAATGCTTTCAAGAGGCTTGTCCATTTTCAGCTTTGGCTTTTCGTCAACCATCGTTGCTGTTGCCCCTCCCCGTTGTCGCAGCAAATAAACCAACAAACTTAATGAATCCAAGTGATCTGGACTGTGTTGTCTGGTGCGCTTCACATAGTCACCCTTACTTTCAACTCTGACCAAACCAGTCCCAACTTGTTTGTACCGTCTGGCGATTGCTTGCCTCACCAGTTCTTCTACTCGAAACGAAGGAGAGATTTTCAAGAATTCAAATTCAAGATATTTTGCCAATCCAAAAATTAATTCTGTAACAACCCCTGAATAAAGTTCATTCGCCCTCTGTGAATCCTCCCCAAGAATTCTGGTTTCGCTCGCTGCCCAAGAGTAATTAACTCCCATCACTTCTGGACCGTAAAGTGTGGACAATGCATCGTGGATTCCAGCACCGTTGCCAGTTCGATCCACACATAGCCAATTGGGTCCGATTCTCATTTCTTTTGCCCACCGAATAATTTGGTTCGTTTGCTCAAGTGTGGGCATTTTGGGAAAGTTAATTTGCGAATCCAACTGCAATGCTATGCGCTGGTTTTTAAATTCTCGAAATTTGCCGTCCCTCGGAGTCCACCCATCGCAAAGTCCGAATCTTCCAAAGCTGCAAACAACCTGATCCCGCCCCTCCAATGCGAGGTCAAAGGCAGCAAGTGGCACCACAGGTCCGACAAAGCGCAAATTCCCCATTGCATTGTCCATCATTGCAGGGGTTATGATTCCCATTGCGATGCCCTCCTGCGGGAAGAATCCTCGCGCCATCGTGTAGTATTCTGGCGTTTTCCCGCGAGCCTCGTATGCCATGTAACCTTCGTAGGTCTGGAAGCCGGGGAACATCACATCGCGCTTAACTACATTTTCGCATCGGGCGGCATCCAAGCGCAAAATGTGCCACCCCTCCCTGCTCTCCCACTCGAAATCCTCCTCGCAGTCGATTGACTGCCACCCTCGTTCTGGTTCGCATCTTTTTCCGAACTCGCTGGTACGGTCTTTCGGGTTAGATGCGCCGAATATTTTGATCCGTCCTTTGCTGTCTCGCGTGTCGGCGGCAGACAAAATGTTTTGCAGACCCTCCCAAACGCCCGCAGGAACTTCCTCTGCTTCGTCCAGCACAACATGGGTGCGAGACATCGTTCCCCAGCGAGGATGGGCTTTTACGCGAGGAGAGGGGTGGAATCCGCGCAGGGTGCCAGCACCAGAGTCACCTTTCGGGACAGCTACAAGGTGAATTCCATTTTTATCGTCATCGTTAACTTGAATCGATTTTACCAAATCCGATTCTCCTTTGTACTCTGGTTTGACCAATGCGGTGCGATAAAAAGTTTTTATCGCCGCGAAAACATTTCGTTGAGCGTGTTGCTCGGTCAAAGAAACAACCTTGATACAGGTGTACTCTGGATCACGCATCCAATCCAAAAGAAACCATGCCGCCGCATTGAAGGTTTTCCCCATCGCGCCAGCACCCTGAATGAGTAGCTTGTCATGCTCAAAAAGGCACCTCCATGTGTCTTGCGCGGATCTTGGTCGCCAATCGTAAACTTGCTCGCCCCAAAGAACCGTTGCTGCTGCTTCAAATTGGTCCCCGTCCAACAGGTGCTTCACGAATTGCATGACCACTTCCCGTGATTTTTTCTCGTCCAAAACAAATTTTTTAGCACTTGTCTGCCCTACATTCTTTAGAATGTACTCGGCGGCATACAGAATTCCCATGAGTTCATGCCGATCCGCCTGCGCCCGCACCTCTCGCGCAATGTTTAAGACTCCCTGAATATTTGGGTTTTCAGTAATCATTTCCCGCAAAGCGGACAAATAGAAAAATTATTAATAAGCTTTTCTTGTGCAATAATTTTATTGGAAACCAATGCAATTAAAAGCGCAAGAGTGACCAGCATTATTGTTAACAACTTTTCTTTCATTCGTGCAGTTTTTTCCATTTTCCAGCGGGACAAGATTCCGTAGCCATTACTGATTTTATTTCCATGTTGCATCCACAGATTTTGCACTCTCCCATTTCGGCGTATGCTTCAGGATCGTAGTGATCACAATCGTCACAGATTGCCAATCTTTCCGCGATTTGTTCTTTCGTGCAGATCGGCATCCCTGCCTTCACAAAAGCTGCGGCAGATATAGCGAATTTGGTTGCTTTATCGAACAGGTTCATTTGTTAAAATCTTAAACATTTTGGCTGCGATTTCACCATCCGAACCATCTTCGGAAAATGCAATCTGTGCATTTCGGATGCAGCGCAATGCCTCGTCCAATTGCGTTCGCAAGAAAGCCTCCCGCTCCGCGCCCATCGCGAGCAGTCGCGCCTGCTCGTTACATTCGTTTATCGCCTCGTCTCGCTGCAACATAAATGAATTTGCCTCCAATCTGTATCGTTCACACCTCTCTTTGATTTCGTCCAGTTCGCATTCTGCTTTTTCTGCTCGTTTCAAAACACAAAAATATGCAGACACCAAATCAGAGTGCGAAGCTGCCAAACTTGTGTCGGTGTCTATCATTTGAACCAGTCCTTAAAATGTCCGAAATCTCGGGGTTGAGTTACATTGGTGCTTTTCCCACAGACATCGCACTTTCCGTAATGCCAGCAGGAAACTTCTTTCTGTTTTTGTCCATGTTTTTGTCCACACGGCTGACAGGTCCAATACGGGTATTCTTTTACTTTTTTCATGCAAATGCCGCCTTCTTTAGCTTATCTATTGGTAAATTTAATGCATTGCAGATCATGCTAAAATGCTTGCTTTTAATAAAATGTATTGCTTCGTTCTTCGCATTCTCCGCAGTCATCTTTGTATACCTTCTCAAATATACAGGATTGCTTTGAGCGTCTTCAATTGCTTGCTGCACAATAGCACACAATATTTTTCTTGTGTACATTATCTCGTTTTCTTCTGACTGGCTTCTCATACCTTAAATAATTCCATCCATTTTCTAATTTTCAATTTCCAGTCATAATTCCTGTACGCGAATTCTTGAACCTCCATGCACTTCTTCCGAAACTTATCAGGATTCGCTTTATAATAACTCAAATATTCACGGGTCTTCTCCACAAATTCTCCCTCCTCCAACGGTGCCAGCAACCCACCACTCGGAGCGTGTTCTGGCAGATACCCGACAGGAGTGCCAATCGGCAATCTTCCGCTCGCCGCAGCCTCCATCATTGGCAACCCGCCTGCCTCCTCCATGCTCGTTTGCAAAATGCAGTCCACCGTCCCGTAGTATCCTGCCATCGCAAGATGGTTGTAAAACTTGTGCCGCTTCAACTCCAGACCCATCCCGTCCAGAGTTTTTTCAACAAGGTGAGGCCGCTTGATCTCTTGCCCAAACCAGTTCTTCGTCTCGTTCGCCCCACCATAGCCAACAACCCTCAACTCCCTCGCAGGATCTCGGATGTACTTTTTCACATGGATACCTAACGGAACAATTTTTGGCTCAACTGAAATTTCCCATTCTTTGCATTTTTCATACAAAATATTCGATATCACTCCAAACCCTGCCAAGTGCGGATAAAAATCAAAATCTGCCTGTGATTTAGCAAGCAATATGTCCCATTGCCCGTGCGCTACTGCAATTATTCTATTCAACGGAACCTCATAGTCTCTGTGCAATGTTAAAACTGCTTCAGGCATCGTCACGAACAAATCATGTCCGTCTCGAAATAATGCGAATTCTTCCTTCGTATACCCCACCGTCCAGTCCAACAAATTCGCGTACACTCCATGCTTCCACAACTCTTTTGCCAACGCATGGTGAATTGATCCAAATGCCCAGCGGTTCTGCGTGAAGAATATTATTTTTTTCATTTCGTTAAATAGATGTCTTCTCCCCTCAATTCATGCTTTGGAAAATAGTTCCACAACCGCAGGCACAACT